TTGTATGGGGTACAAATCCCGTTTGTAAATCAGTATTTCGTCAGGGTTACCGTCTTTATCTTTAGTGCGTAAATATACGCCACCCTTAGCCCCACGAAAATAGGGATAAGGATAATCAGGAATGGTTACTTTTTTTGTTTTAGGTAGTTCAATTACATTACTTTCCGTAACTTCAATCGTATTAGTTTTAGCCTCACGTATTTCTCCACATAATTTAATCGGTGTTTTTATCTTTCCTTTATGTGGGCAATCTTCGCAACCTGTAGGATTATCTTTCTCGAATGTAGTACAAAGGTGGGGGGCTTCAATTGAAGCAGTTACGTTAGTTGTTTCTTCTCGGTTGTATCCTTCATACCTAGAAGAAATCTTATGTACCCATTCTTCTCCATCCTCACAATGCTTCGCAATAGACAGTACGTGTATCCACTCAGGGTACGTTAATGCGTTTGGTTCCATAACTGCTTTGTGGATTTGCTTGCAGCCGCTCCCACGTAAAGTCATTTCTAAAAGGCGCGGAAACTTTTTAATGTAGTTGCTTTCCCCCATAGCTTGTTTCATGTCTTGCTTGTCTGCAGCTGAATAGGATTTAGCTGGGAGAACTGGCTTCAAGAGGGGAGGGAGTTGAGCAGCAAATGTTTTTAGCTCAACAGTAGTATCAAGGTTCCATATTACTTCTACGCCAAGCGCAGGTGATGACTTGAAATTGTGAGTGTTGGGAACACGTAGGATACGAGCCGCATCCGCAGTCACCACTGGGTCGGCATCAAGTTTGTATTCAGTACACGCCGCTTTAAGTCTTTCGGCTACAGGTAACCACTCTTCGCGGCTATGCGGGTGGTTGAGCACCCAATAGATATGAATCCCACGCCCTGAATTAACGGCTATTGTGGGTTTAGGTAGCTTGTAATGTTTACAAAAACCACTAAGCGCAGTTAGTGCATCTGTTTGTGTTGAATAAGGTTTTCCTTGCCCACAGTCTAAATCCAAGAACAGTGCTTTTATATGCCGTACGTTGTCTGCTTTGCGTGATGTACTCTCTGTAAATGTACTTAAAGCAAAATAAGTATCATACCCGTCAACATCTAAATTTACTGCTGTTGCTACTATAGAGTCTAACGAGCTATAAAACTTTTGTACTGTTCTACTATCCTTTATCCCTACTACGCAAAAATAACCTTCATCACTCAACACCGTGTCTAGAAATTGTTTTGTTTCCATTATTTACACACGCGAGAGAGGTACAGGCACTCAGAAAGTACCTGTACTGTACTAATAAAAAATTGCTAATCGTCAAATTCATCAAGCAAACTGGCAAGATCAACATCAGGAGTTGGTTGTGCTTTCTTTTTAGACACTTTAACTTTTGGTTCTTCTACTTCTTCTTTAGGAGTTTCTTGAAAGAGTGAAGGGGACACATCGCCAGTATTATTAGTTAACTGAGGGGTGTTAGCTTCTTTCGGTTTTATAGTTAGCGTAACAAGTTTTAGTGTGTCAGGGTCTTGTTGTGCTTTAACTGCTAGGGCTAACTCATCTTGTTCAAGTACACGAACCGGCTTGAAGCAGAGCTTTGGTGTAGAGCTATCTGTATCAAAACGTAGCTCTGTAAGGATAGACGCAAGAGGTGCGCGGTTTGCGTTAAGATGTCTGGCGTAGGCTTGCATTGACATCTTCTGCTTATCATCTCCAAAAACACTAGTCGCAGGGAGCATCAGTTGATAAATGTCAGAAGAGCGTACTACCCATTTATCTTCTTCGTCTTTACCCGCTAAGTTATCAGCTAAGAGTATGGCAATCGACTGCTTGAAACGACACGCACGGCTGTCGCCTTGACCAGACCCCTTTATGTTTTGTTGGCAATCAAAACAAGTTTCAGATTGTTTACCTTCAGCAGTTACATCTGGAGAAGGTCGCCCTGTTTTAGTATCAGGTGACCAACAAGTAGGGGGGTTGGCCTCACCTTCAACGTATGCAGTCGCATAATACATACGTGAAATAGGTGCTGACTTTACAACAACTACTTTAATGGAGCGTGCATCAAGTTCTCCAACTTCTTTTCCATTAAGAACTTGACGAAAAACACCTCCTCTAATACTTAACCGACGATTTATACCGTAATCGCCTCCGGTCAAATTTGTTTCTGGCTCCAACTGAGACAATAAATCTTTGTACTCAGCTGGCATATTTTCAAATAGTGCTAATTCAGCCATAATTATTTCCTCATCATTCATCAAAATCCAGTTCTAGCTGGGTGGGTTTGTTTTCAGTAGCTACAAAGGGGTGCTGGTGGGGCTTCTCTTTTTTTAGTTCATCATCTTTAAGTGCATCTACTACTTGTGGGATATTAAAACGATACGTATAACCTACTTTAATGTACGTATGTTTAGGGATGTACCCCTTGTTTACCCATTGGCGGATAGTGCTTACCTTTACAGAAAGGTGCTTTGCTAAACCCTCAATCGGCACATAGCTAATTGATTCGGTGCTCATTTTTTCCTCCGTACGGTTATGGTGTATTCAGCCTCGACATTTAACCCCGCAGGAAGTTCCTCTGGATTCTCTTCAAGAAACTGTTTCATGTTGCTCTGGTGAATACGTTTCTCTAGCAAATCTACTGCTTTATGTTCGACAATAAATTTGCTCATTGATTCCCAATCGGAAGTCCAATATTTGTTCTTTACTGTTCTGTAAAAAGTACCAGAAGTGGTGCGAACAGATTCAATACCGGTGTCTTTACAGTGTTGTAATAACGTACTTTTAACTGTATCAAGTTTGGTATTAAGTTCTTCCTCTTTCTTGCGGAAGGTTGTGGTTAGTTCTACTTTTTTGTCTCGTATCTTTAGGTATAAAGAAACAAGTTTATCTATACCAATCTTATCGGCATCAGTCATTGCATCATTCTCCATGCTTTTTAGTGCATTTAATTAGAGTATAGTACTGTTATTTTTATAGTTCAAGTACTTCTTTATATAGGTCAATCATTTTTGTATGAACACTGAGTCGCTTATCCAGCATCCTGTATACGCTCTTTTCAACAGGGGAACCTTCAAGCTGTACCACTGTACATGGGTGGTTTTGTCCTGATCTGTGGACACGTGCGTTCGCCTGTGCGTAAGTTTCCAGTGAAGAAGTTGGCCCCCACCAAACAATAGTATTAGCCGCTGTCAGCGTTACTCCATGTGCTGCTGCCTGTGGTTGAATAATCAACACGCGAGGATTAGGAGTTGTTTGGAATTGGTCAAAAATTTGAGTACGACGGGCCGCACTTACATCCCCCCGAATAAACGCACTTGTTATGTTATCGTGGGTTAGCTTTTCTGTGAGTAGGTCTATTACGTGCCTAAATGGTACAAAAATCAGTACTTTTTGGCTGGACTCATCAATAACTTCACGCAGAACTTTGTAACGGTTCTTGATATCAAATTCCATTGTTCGACCACTGTCTGTATAGACAGCACCACAGGAGATTTGCAATAACTTATTCATGCTAACCGCAGCATTAACAGCAGTAATGTGTTCTCCATCAGCAAAAGCAACCATTCGTTGTTTGAGTATTTGGTAGTACTTTCGTTGCTGGGGAGTGAGTTCAACCTTCCGCTTAACGTAAGTCATTTCTGGAAGATCAAGGCATTGTTCTTTAGTGAAACGTATTGCAGGTTGTAGTGCATTAAACACTGTGTCGGTAGCACTGGGTTTAGGAACCCATTTGAACTGAGTAATTTTTAACATCACTAATTCTCTAAACGCACCAAAAAATCTAGGCACGCTTTTGGGGTTAATGAGTTTGGCTAGTCCGTATGCGTCTAGAGGAGATTGGGCGGCGGGAGTGCCTGTCATCATCCATAGCCATGTGTCGGGTTCAAGTAATGAGTACAGAACCTTCCACCGTTTGGTCTGTGCGTTTTTATAATGAGTAGCCTCATCCGCAATAATGAGGTTAAACCCCCCATTTTTAATAGCCTCACGTACAATCTCTACCCCATCATAATTGATGATAACGTATTCGGCATTTCCATTGATGATTGCTGTGCGTTTTGCCTTGGGGCCGTGCGCTATGTCCACATTACGGTGCATAGCGAGTTTAAACA